CGATCTCAGGGCTGGCAAGTGGAAATGTGATTGACTTAAACTGAGCCTCAGGGAATGCTCTCAAATCCAGATAAAACTCAGCCTGTGCCAAAGCATCTGCAGCGTTTTCAAGTGAGGTTGTAATCTCGTAAGACTGTTGTCCGTAAAAAGCAATTGAATCGGCATCTAATGCGGATTCTTGAGCGTTAGCCTTGTATGTGATTGTTACGTTATTGCGAACATCGCCTGAGCGCTTTGAAGTTTTAATACCGCGAGACAAGGCATGATTGCCGCTTAGATCGACATAACCATTTGTGGCAAAATAAGAGCTGCGGTGTGTGCTATCGGCATAACCGATTCTGCCCTGTGAGTCCTCGTAAAGGTATCCAAGTCCTGATGTTGCCAAAGAGGATACAAGGCTGTAGATGTCAGTTGTGCTAGATGATCGTGCAGCTAGTTCATAATCACCTGGCTGGTCAATTTCGCCAAGCCCAGAGTTCTCAGCGTTTTCCCATATAGTCGTTGGATCATAACCAGACCAAGTTTCAGCCGGTGGCACTTCATTCCAAGTATTAACCAAGGCTGCATTCAAAATACTGTAGATTTGATTGCCATCAAAGTCTTTACTTAAAACGCCCTCTGTGAGGGTTTTAGGCAGTTTAGACAAAGCACCCAAGGCGATAACCCTAATGCGCTCTGAAATAGCCGTAGATGAGGCTTGAGTGACCTCTACATCGATGTCTGAGACATAGCCACCAAAGAGATTAACAAAGGTGCCGGTAGAGTCTTTGACCCTGATAATGATCTGATCGTTGATATCGATGATAATAGGCGATAGATCCAGATTGATGATTTCAACATTGCAGTAACCTGCGTAAGGCTGAGAATAGATGTCTTGGCGCCCTGAAGTGATAGTCAGGTTTGCAAGAGTAAGGTTTGTGTAATCACCACCGCCATTAATGGTTACTTGCCACTCAGGAGTCCATTGGGTCATACTGCAAAGGCTCCAGAGCCACCTGTACCGCGATAAGAGGATTCGTTCAAAGCCTCGACGACTGAGCGAGTAAAGCCTTCTTTATCAATAACACTTGGAGCATTGACATTGACGACAACCTGTGCCATTGATGCGGATTCTCCTGCTCTAAATGAGCCAGCACCAAATGAGCCTGTAACAACTGTGCCCATGGATGCGCTTGCAGATGCTGCACTTGTAGCAGCTGATGAAGTACCGCCACCGCCACCGGATGAAGTACCGCCACCGCCAGAGATTGATGGAACGCTTACTGATGGAATCTTTGGGATGCTGATGTTTGTGCTTGGTGCTGAAACCTGCGGAACAGCGATTGAAGGCTTTGGAATGGTTGGAATGTTAGGCAATACAGGAATAGCGTTATAAGCCTTGATAATGGCATTGATGCCATCGATGGCACCGCCGACGATCTTGGCAATAACTCCAGCGATGTCTGCAATGATATTGATAACTCCACCTGCAATAGAGCCAACAACCTTTAACGCACCGCCAAATACGGTAGCCAAAACTGGTGCAACATAATCAGCAATGATTTTGCCAAATGCGATAAAGGATGCTTTGTTATCGCTTATTGCGTCTGAGATTGAATTAAAGGCTGATTTGACTCCATTAAATACTGGGATAAATACCTTGGAGATTATATTGGCAACGTATTCAAATGATGCGCCTAAACCTTTTCCACCGACTGAACCTGATAACTTGTCAAATATTGGCAATACTGTATCTGTGACAAAACCAAGTAACTTTTCCAAAATTGGCAATAACGCATAACCGATAGTCTCTTTTGCTTCATCGAAAGCGACTTGAACGCGAGCGATACGCCCTGCGTAAGTGTCAGCGTTAGCAGCAGCTGCTCCGCCAAAGGTGTCTGTGAGGCGCTTAGTAACTTCCTCGAAAGACATGGATTTAAGCTCTGCTGAGGATAGACCTATACCTAACTTACCAAGTGCGGCTGTATTGCCGTCATATGCCTTGCCAAGGGCATTTGCGACCCCTTCTAGGGGCTTGCCTGTGGCAGTTGAAACATCCAAAGCAATGGATAGTAAATCCTGAGCCTTACCCACATCATTAGTGCTGAGTGCCAAACGCTGTAAGGCTGGACGGAGTTTGTCATCTGAAACGCCTGTGGCGCGTGCCATCTTGTCAATCGATGTCTCGGTTGCTGCAATCTGTTCTTTCGTAGCGCCTGTGGCTTTTGCCAAAGCATTAGCCAACTGGATCTGGGCTTGCTCATCTGCAATGGCAGCCTTGACTCCATCAACGCCAATTTTGATTGCGTAGGCTCCGGCTGCAGCAGCTGCTGCAGCAAATGCTAATCCTGCTTTCTTGCTAAAATCTACAAGTTTATTTGATGATTCTTCAACATCATTGTTGGCTGCTTTTAACTTCTTATTAAGATCATCAACGTCAGCAAGGATCGAGAGTTTAAGGGTTCTACTGCCAGCCATTAGTCATACTCCTTTAAAATCCTGCTAAATGCTTCCTCCCATTGCTGAACCAACTGAGGTTGGATCTGACGCAATGTTGGATAAATAAAATAACCTTCATTGCCTCTCCTGCCATATCTGGGAGATCGAGCAGGAAATTGCTTGTGACCTTCATAAGTTCCAGAGATACGAGTTCTTGTTTTTATCTTAGAACCAAACTCGGCACCTGCTAAAAGACCATTGCCTCCAGCAGTACCAACATTCCATTGAGTCGTTGCACCACCACTAAAACGCTGAGAAGCAAAACCAAATGACAATTCACCAATTTTGGATGACTTTGAAATTCTTACTCCATCTGCAATTCGTTTTGCCACCAACGCATTGGGAGCCGAACTAGCAGCTGCGCGGATTCTGTCTCCTGCAAATTGTGCGAGGTTTCCAGATTCTCGTTTTGCTGCATTTATTGCTTCATCCGACATCCCTTTAAAGGCTTTAGTGATTGCCCTTAAATCTTTTTTGTCATACGCGATAAAATTTCTTTCTCCAAGGAGTTCATCTGCCATCTGATCTCTCCTTTAGAATATCTATCGCGGTTAAAACATCTTCTGCACTTTCCCAGTACTGCATTGGAATACCCGTCTCAATTGCAAGACGGATAAGAATCCAGTTTACGCTTCCTGGTTGATGGCTTTTGGGTTATCGTCTCCGACTGTTACGCCAGCAACGGTTTCAGACCAAATCTCATAAGACTTAACAGGCTTTCCAGCGTTCTCTCGCTTGTAAGCATTATAAGCCAAAAACATAAGATCCCAAATGCCAATCTTTTCATTAGCCTGTGAAATCGTGTGTCCAGTTGCCTTTTCCCATTTCGCCCACTCTGGCGGTTGTGCAACGTAGGTTGCTTGGTCGCCTGAGTTATATTCAATTGTTATTGGTAGTTTCATCTGTGCTCCCGTTTGTTAGATTTTAACTGAATGTGTCTGCTGGTGTGCCAACAACTGTTAGCGCCCATGTGTCAGTCTGTGCACCTGGTGCACCGCCACCGACTGTTGGGTAAACAGGCAATACGTTACAAGTAAATACTGCCCCTGTAACTGCTGTCAAAGATACTGCAAGTGTTGTGTTTGGTGCTGAATCAGCAGCTGCCCACATTGCTTCAAATAGTGATGATGCTGCGCCCCAGTCAGCCAATAACTCAACATTAAGAGTCCATTGATCGTCTGTGTGCTTGTAAGCCTTGCCATCTAGTGTCTGATACACATCGATTGTTGGTGAGTTTACGAGTGTAACGCTAGTTGTCTGAGCATCGTAGTCTGCCGATGCGATTGTCAGAACCAGGTCGCGACCCGTGATAACTGTTGTTGCCATTGGGTTTCTCCTTATGCCGTCTGCGTATACCAGGTGGATACGCGTATGTCCGCGACTAGCAAGTTACTAGCGCCTACTTGTGTAACTGTTGGTCGATCAACCGCCTGGACATCGTATCCAGCAGGTATAACCGCCACAACGCTTGTGATGAGTTGCTCTATGTTATCTTGTGATGCAGGGTTGCTGTTGTATGCAACGCAGCAGGTAATTGTAAAGTTTAACTTGCATCGAAAGGTGCTCTTGCCGATTGTCTCAAACTCCATGTACGGTGAATCTGGGACAACCACAACAGCAGGTACCGGAACCGACTCTGGAACGTAACTAAATACGTTTGCAGCAACTCCTGAAAGAGCTGTGGCTAAAGGTGTACGAACTGCTGAAAGAATTGTGCTTGGCATTATTGCGCCATCGTCTCAACATCGATGTAAGGCCCTAGGAGGCCCACGACGCGATTAAATAATGAACGCCCCATCCTGTATGGACTCGGAGCAAAATCGATACCTTCAATCTGTCCGCCTGGAGCAGTACGAGATTGGAATACTTCAACTGAAACTACAATGATTGCGGATTCGACCGCAGCAACGCCGACATATGTAGCAGCGCCTGTAAGTGTTGCGGATCCGCTAGGAATGACATTTCGCTCGACAACATCGGCGTTAGTGATGTTTGCTGTAAATGTGTATGCATCAACATCAGCATTGACTGTTCGAGTGCCGTTAAAAGGAGATCCGCATCCTGCGATGACAACTGATTGTCCTTCGGTAAACTCATGGATTCCTACTGTCGTAAAGGTTGCGACATTATCAGTCAGCGAAACCTTGGCGATTGGTGCTGCAAAAGTTGTAAGCAAAGGCAAGATAACTGCCTCAGATGTGTCGATGATGTCATTTAAATAAGCATCTGAATAAAGAGCAGACGAAACACCAAGCACCGTTCTCAGTTCTGACGCTGTGATAATACTTGGCATTTCATCCTCTCTAAACTGCTGGCGGGGAGATCGGGAGCAACCCCCCCGCCATGATTAAGTGTTTACGCTACGTTCAACTTACGGAACGCTGCTGGGTAGCGGTTTACTACGCAGACATATCCGTATAGACCGATTTCAACCTGACCGTTTGCAACTACGTTTGCGCGTAGTTCGATGCGGTTGCTCTCGTGGAAACGCATTGCGTTTGATGGGTAGACAAGTGCGTGCTTTGCGTTTGCATCGTCACCTGTGTAGTTAGCATCAACAACAAGTCCAAGACCTGCTACTGAGCCTGCTGTTGATCCCTGTGTGATAAGACCGCTCGCGTTTGATGGTGCTGCTGCTGCGAATAGTGGACGGCTTGATCCATCTACTGCGCCAAGCAATCCAGCGAAATCGATACCATCTTCGCCACCTGTGTTTGCAACAAGTAGACGGTTTGGTGTTGAGCGCATTACGCCGTATGAGTCAGCAATACCCTTTGCAATAGCTGC